CACTTTTTCGTTTCTGCGCTAGTCTCAATGCAGGTACTGACAATGTGACTTTGGATGCTTCGGAGCTCTGCTTTATTGATCCTCTGGGGTTAGCAGTGCTTAGGGCTACCTTGGAATGTCAGCCGGTAGGGAGAACGTTCCACGTTCGCTTCATGCCGAAGGACATGATCAAATATTTCGTCCGAATGGATTTCTTTCAAGGTCTCAGTGTCGAGGGTGTCGATGTTGAGAGCGGGAGAAATCCAGAGGGTGAGCCTGATAGCTGCGTCGAGCTGCAGAGGGTGGTAGACGGGCAGTCAGAAGCGATCGCCTCTCGACTGGTGCAGGCTATGATCGGCCAGACGGCAGAAAATGCTGACCCACTGATGGAGGCTTGCCGTCGTCCAATTGAGTATTCTCTTAAAGAATTGCTTGAGAATGCATTGTCTCATGCGAGGAAAGAGGGGAATTTTGGGTCGTCAGTTTGGGTTGCGTGTCAACATTTTCGCTCGAATGGTGTGGTACGGTTGGCCATTGTCGACAATGGTTGTGGGTTCCTCGCGACGCTGAAGCGACATCCTGAGCTGGCTGAGCAGACAGATTGCGCAGCGATTCAGGCAGCTTTGAAAGAGCGAGTGAGCTGTAACCGCGGACCTCTGGTTGGCTATGAGACTGATAGCCAAAATCAAGGGGTAGGTTTGACGACTACAGCTAAAATTGCTGGGGCGGCTGGTGGATTTTTAGTAGTAGCCAGTGGGGATGCCTGGCTGCGTACGGATTTTGGGCACGACCAAAGCAGTAGCTTGATTGAGTGCCCATGGAAAGGAGTTGCGATTTCTTTCCACTGTAACCGTGATCAGTTACCGCAAGTCGACATCCCATCACTGCTGCCTGCAGTGGAGGATGATGTAGGTGACGAAATCAATTTTGACTAGCCCTCAAGCGAGGGGGTAGGTTGCAGAAAACGAATTTTATTCTGAAGCGTACGATACGAGGTACGCTGACATTGCCGAGGGAAGCGTCATGCAAACGATCAATCTAGCGACTGGGCGAGAGTCCATAGGAACGCTGGGGATGAGAGCCTCTGCCGCACCATTTCGACAGGAAATCGAAGGGTGCATCGGAAACGGATCCAAGATTGCGATCGATTTTTCTGGTAAGGATGCTACACAGTCATTCGTGGATGAGCTGATTGGCGGCTTGATTCTCAAGCACGGCCGGATAATCTTGTCCTCGATGACGTTCAAGAACTGCTCAGATGACGTCAAGTCCATTATCAAATTTGTCGTCAATGACAGGGTTCATCAGAGAGAATCAGAGCGCGCAATCGCCTGAATCCCCGTTACAAAAAAGCCCCTCACTGTAGGGGCTTTTTTGTGGGCGATTGAATGGCTGAGATCAGGCTTGATAAATTTTCTTGACATGGGTTCTAATAGATATCAAGGCTGGTTCTTCATGCAAAATCGCTCACCAGGTCGCCTAGCGGCAAAGCCGCGACGGCGACCTGGTGAGCCGAAATCTTCACCTTTCAATAGCTCCTTTTTTCGCAGTTGCTACTCGTTGAATGCCATCCCAAATTCTAGCCAGCTCGGTAGGCGATTCATCATCCATCCATTTTGCGTATACCTCGACCAGCATTGTGAAGTCCTTGTGCCCCATCTGCTTCGCGATGAATGCTAGGTTGCCCCTTGCCGTGAGGCACCAGCAGGCATAGGTGTGACGTGTCTGATACGGGCGCCTTGGCCGGATGCCAGCGCGACGCTGAATTCCTGCCCATTTCGTGTTCCAGGCGGTTGAGACGAACCACTCATTGATCACCCTCTTCCTTGCCTGCGTGCTCGGGGATAGGAGCGGGGTTACCGACTCATCTCTCCACTCATGCCGGTTGTGGTACACGCGAATGTCCCGCTTGGGGTGCTTTTCCACGATTGCGATCAGTGTTCTGCAGGCCTCGATCGCGGGCTCCATCAGGAGCACCGTGCGGGGCTTGCCTGTCTTAGGGAGCTTGAATGTGCCGTTGGCAGTGATCGCCCTGGTTACTTCGATCTTCCCAGCCTGCAGGTCGATGTCTTCCACGGCCAGCGCGCAGAGTTCACCGGGCCGCAGGCCGGTGTAGACGGCAAGCGTGGTTGCCGCGACATCTTGAGGGTGCAGGCAACCTTTCGTGACGATCAGGTCGAACTCCTCGTGCGTCAGTGGATCCGGCTCTTTCTCGCTCATAGCAAAGCGTGTGCACGCAGCTGCGAGCCCTGCCACGCAATACTTGTTGCTTTCACACCAGGTGAGGAAGCCGGCGAAGGTGGCCAAGTAGTGGTTGGCGGTCGATGGTGCGCGGGTCTCGACCAGTTGTGCTCGGAGTCGGTGGATATCCTCGGGCAGCAGGATGCCTGCGAGTCGATCCTTGCCCACCAAGTCGACGCATATGTCGATGGCGTAGGAGTACTTCTCCTCGGTCATGGGAGTGATGTCGATGGCCTTCAGCGGCTTGTAGCGTTCTGCCAGCGCCTCCAGGCGCTCGTCCTTCGCGCTGCTGTAGTTCCCAGCATGCTTCGAGTTCGGGAAGTGGCGCCCATACTCAAAGGTGTTGGTCTTGATTTCGTGAAGAATCGCCGCCCTAAGTAGGGCGGCATGTTTAATGTTGGCTTTGGTCACCGGCAGGCCAAGGGACTCACGGCAGCGGATGCGGCGCCACATAAAGGCGATCCGCAGGTTGCCGCCGTGTATCTCGATGCCTGTGTGCTTGGCCAGCTCGGCCTCTAGGCCACTTGAGGTGCGCTCTCGGCCCACTTGTCGTATTCCACCATATTGATTGCGATGCGACCGTCGGGGGCTTTTCGCCAGATCCGACCCTGTGGCCATGTTCCGTTCTTTACCTTGTGCTCGATGGCGTCGACGCTGTAGCCGGTGAGCTCGGCGGCGCGTTTGATCATTACCCAGCGCGGAGTGCTCATGCGCGTCTCCCCAGCTTTCGTTTTGCGGCCACGTTTGCCATGTACGTCTCCCATTTGCTGCTCTCACGCTGCTGGCGGATCTGGCTGCAGTTGGCGTGTCGCCGGGTTGATCTGCCATTGCCGTAGACATCACAGATGGCAGGCAGATCGAGGCCGTGGATGGCCATGCGAGGCCTGATGGTTGTTTGGCTCATGGCTGACGTCTCGCCGGCGCCGGGAGAGGCTGCCATTCAATTACCTTGTTGCCCCAGAATTCAAAGTGCCCCTTCCGACTGCGGCTGCCTTTGTTCCATACGGCGCAATCCGAGATTCGTCGCCCTTTGGGATCCGTGATGGTAACGATTACTGCCATGCCATCCAGCTCGGCGCCCGGTAGTCGTTCAGTACACTTAATCCATTGGCTGCTGCTCTCATTGCGTTTTGCCGACTCGTCTTCAGCTTTTTTGATCTCGCGGCGTGCGGGCGGCACAGTTGCCTGGGCAGGAGAGGTGTTGAGGTCGGGCTGCTCGCCCTCCGCCTTGTCGAGGCTGCGGCAAGACGCTGCACCGGCGCATGGGAGGCCGGCGAGCAGGATGCTGCTCTCGGGCTTGCAGCCCTCGGTGTTCACCAGGCGGTGGCGCTCGATCTCGGCGATCAGGCCCAGCACCGTCGCGGGCGCCACTGCCGTGCCATAGTCATTCAGGGTCACGCCGTCGTATTGGTTGGCAGCAGCAGCGGTGGCAAGAGCCTTCAGATTGGTGAGGTCGATGGTCATGCCGTAGCCCTCCGGCTGATGATGAAGCCAGCTGCCTGGCGGGTCTTGGAGCACTGGTCGTGGTTACCCTTCACGCGAGCCGTGCCGCAGATGTCGCAGATGAACGACATGGCGGGACGCATCATGGGCTGCATGCCATGGCGCGGCCGGGTGGTCGGGGTGTAGGTCTGTGGGGTAGTCACATCGAATACCTCTCTTGCGCGCGGCGGGCGTTTGGGCTCAGGGCCAGGTGCTCGTAGCCGGTGAAGTTGTTTACAGTCGGTGACGTGCCTTTCTGGGTGTTAACGGGGGCTGGCCGGAGGAGCTGGATCAGGGCTGCGACCAGCGCGCAGGCCAGGATCAGGCTGACCAGCTGCCAGGTGCGGGTTGGGTTAGGCACGCTTGCGCCCCCTCTTCAGTTGAGTGGCGACCTGTTTGCTGGCTAGTTCGAATAACTCGTTGGGGGAAACCGGAGTGACCGACTGCTCGCAGTTGTGCACGGCTTCTAAGCGAGTGCGATACAGCCCGGCCTGGCCGAGCCAAGCGGCTGCGTTGTGTTCGGCGTCGGACACTGGGCAGCCGTGGGTTCTAGGGACAGTGCCTTGGTGGGTGCGCCTGCACTTCCTGCAGTGATACAGGCCGCCGTCGTCGCCGTCGCTCATGTACCAATCATGGCGGTTAGTGCTCATGCTGCCTCCAGGGGGCTTTCGTGCGCCCAGCTGCTGTCGCAGAGGCCGTAGGCGCTGGAGCAGGCTGAACTGTCTGCTTCTCCATCGCTGGCGATTAGGTCGTACTGGATCCCTCCACGTGTGGTGCGGGACCACTCGACTGTTTGGTGGATGTTGGCGATGGCAACGAGCTCGGCCGGGGTCATGCCCTCAGTTGGGCCTCGCTGATGCTTGGCATTCGCGGCCGCAAAGAACGTCGCCCCGCCACGCTTGCTAGCCCGGCGGACCAGGTCCTCCCAGTGAGCGATTCGCTCGATGTGCTCGGGGAAGCGAGCTGCGATCTCTCGCAGTTCACCTTTGCGACAGTTGATGCATGGCATGCATCCAACTCGCCCCATGCCCTGGCTGTAGAGGGGATTGGGTTTGATGCCTTGGTACTTGTGTGCTTCGAACACGGCCTCTACCGGCCAGTCGAGAATCGGGCGGTAGTTGTAGAGTCCGCCCCCTACCTCGTCCAGTTCGGGTAGGTAGCGTCGGACGTCCGACTCCTCGCGGCGCACTCCCTGCCATGACAGGACCATGTTCCTGCCTTCGATTAGCGGGAGTATCACCTGTTCTACTATGACGTTGCGTTTAAGCTCTTCGGTGCAAAACTGCGCCTTTCGGGAAGGGAACCGGCCTTTCCAGAGGCAGAGGTCAAGGAATGGCACGCCAGTGGGCTGCAACACCTGCAGTGCGCTTTCGATGATGCTTTCGGCGACGCCTTGCTCGCGCCACTTCGTGTTTATGAACTCGCGCTTGCGGGCGATCTGCTGGGTGAAGTCGGCCCGCACTGTGCGGATTGAAATTCCGGTGGCCGAGACCAGGTAATCGACATACTCAAGCGTCGTCTCATGTTCATTGCCGGTGTCGGCGAAGACCCCGCTGAGATTGGGTACTTCCAGTGCTCGCGCGAGCAGCAGGGTTGCGGTGCTGTCCTTGCCGCCCGACACGCTGACGATGTTGAACTGATTTCCAGCGAGAAGATCGACGGCGTAGCCTGGGGCCAGGCTTGATGCGCTGTTCATCAAGCGGCCTCCCGCTGAGCCACGCTCAGGCCGACGGCGATGGGGCGTACCCAAATCGGCATGCTGCTCAGCACGAAGGTTTCGCCCAGGGCGACCAGCAGCAAAGTGGTACCCATCACATCCGCTACGGCCTCTGCAGCGTGCGGAGGCACGGCGTTGCCGATGCGCTCGCGCCACGCTTGATCGCTCAGGCCGTCCAGCTCAAGTTGTTCCTCCGGCTCCACCAGGCTCTGGATCGCGGCCAGCTCGAAGGTAGTGAAAGGGCGGTGCCATGTCCCATCTAGTGACTCGATCACGCAGGCCAGGCGGTCATTGGCCGCGGGTAATCGCGGGTCGGCCACGCTCCAGCGGCCATTGTCATGCATAGCGCTGGCGGATACGGCGCCGGCCGGACCGTTCCATGGCACAACGCCGTAATGCCCGCCGGTGAGGTAGGCATCACCCTTGGTGCGGCGCATACCGGGGCGTGGGTCCTGCACGGCAAAAGCGCCTTGGCCAGTCGTGCTGCCAGCTATGACGGTCCCCGCAGGGCTGTCATACGGAGTGACCTGGTACTTGCCGAAGCCAGCGCCCGCTCTACGCGGATCGGCAACGCTGAACGTTCCCTGGCCGGGGCTTTTCACACCGATCACCGCGCCGCTGGTGTCTTCCCAGCGGCGAACGCCGTACTGCTGGTACTGCAGCGCGCCGGTTTTGGCGCGTGGGTCTGCTACCGAGAACGCGCCATTGGTTGGTCGGGACTTGCCGGCCACAGTTCCTACGGATTTCTCCCAGGCGTTCACTCCCAGGTAGCCGGAATAGGCCTCGGGGACGATCACAAAGTCGCGCAAGTAGCCGTCCTCGATCGCCAGATCATTCAGGCTGCGCCAATCCTTGCCGGCTTCGACCAGGGCGAGGCGTACCCAGGTCTTCCATTGCAGTGCCGGCACGCGGTGCATTGGGCCTGCTGCCTCGACGTCCCCGGCCAGGGGCATGCGGCCGAGAATGTCGCCCACGGCTCGCAGGGACTTCTTCTCTGGTTCGTAAAGGAACGGCGGTACTTTCTCTACATGGCGTGCGACAAGCAGGAACCGCTTGCGGCTTTGGGCCAGGCCGCCGATAACTCCGCAATCGTGCGTGGTCTCGGCGACGGCGTAGCCAAACTGGGCCAGTAGGCTGTTGATCTGATCCAGCAGGTGCCGCCCACGGGTGGCGAGGCGCGGCACGTTCTCAAACACCAGCAGCGGTACCGGATCGTCGGCCCACGCTTCGCAGAACAGCCAGATGCAGCGCAGGGTCAGCTCGTTGAGGGCCTGGTAGCGAGGTGTTTGGCTCATCGTTTCCGACAGCAGCCCGCTAGCGCCCTTGCACGGGGAGCTTATGAACACCGCGTCGGGGCGCTGGCCACCAGCTGCGCGGCGGATGTCTTCCGGCGTAGCCTCGCGCCACCCAGGTGGCGGTTCCTTGCCGTGGAAGCGGGTGTATTGGTCGCGGGTGAACAGATCGATCAGGGTGCCCTTGACGCCCGACAGGCGCTCGAAGTCGGCCAGGCCGGCCGGGTCAACGTCGACGCCGCCGATGCACTGCCAGTCGGCCTGCAGGTTGCCAACGATAGGCTTAGAACGATTGAACCCTTTCGCCCCCCCGCCCAGGCCGCAGCACATGTGGAAGTGCTTCAGTGTGTGCTTGCGCAGTGTCATGCTGCGGCCCCCGCTGTTGCAGCGCTGGCCGGTGTGCTACGCAGTTGATGGTGCACGCGTACTGCGAGGGCCTGAATGTCCTGTCGCTGCTGCAAGGCGCGGTTGCACCATGGCTCAGTTCCTTGGACGGCCTTCCACGTTTTCTCAGCCAGGGCCAGCGTCTCGACAGCTTTGATCATCAGGTCGTAGTCGGCCCTGGTCACGGGCATGCCGGTGTAGGACATGATCCGATCTTCGAGCTCCGTGATGGTCCGCTTAAGCGCAGCTACGGCCAGATGGTGCTTGCGCTGGTCTGCCTCGGTCTGGATGCGAGTCTCGTCCAGTTCCTCTCGGAGAGTCTTGAGCTGCAGTTTGAGGTCGGCTCTATGGTGTTCCTTGCCTATCTCTACGCCGCGGTTGAAGGCACGGCTGCGCGCCTTCGAGAACAGGTATGGCGCGACGATCAAGGTGACAAGCCAAATGATGCCCATGGCGAGGACAAGTTGGTGCGGTTGCATGTGCTGTGCTCCGAAAAGGCCCGCCACCGGTAAGTGTCAGAGTCGGTGGTGGGCCAAGTGCCCCTGATGGCCGGGGCCGCCTAGATCAAGCGGTATGCGAGGCGTGCTCTGCTTGCTGGTCGAGGTACAGAGCGAGGTTCTGCAGGTAGACGACATGCTGTGCCTTCGCTGAGTTGTGCAGCTTGCTCAGCTTCAGCTTGATCGCGCCCTTGTTAATCAGCTCCCTGAACCGCCGGTCGGACCTGATGTGAGGGAAGTAGCGCTCCCTTACAGCGGTCAGTGTTGGGCACGGGGTAGTCCATTCGCTGCGCAGTTGTTCCAGCGTGCTCATGCGCACTCCCCAAGCCCCTCTTGGCCGGGCTGGAGCTTCGCGCGCAGGGCGCCGACAAGGTGCTCTTTGCTGGAACCGGTGACTGCGGCGCAAATCTCGCCTTGGTCGTTGGTCACGACCGCGCCCAGAGGGAGCGCTCGGTTGACGGTGTTGATGACGTAGGCGATTTGGCCGTCCAGCAGCACTTGGTCGATGCTGTCCTGGGCCTCCAAGAGAGCAAGGGCTTCTTCCGACATGGCGCCGCTGTCAGCCCGGCCGTTGGCCAGGTCCTGCAGGAAGTCCCGCAACGATTGCCATTTGGTCACCAGCTTCCGGGGGAGGGTCATCGAGCTGGTCAGCTCTCCCATTTCCACCTTGATATGGTGGGTGGTGTTGTCGTTCTCGACGGTGATCCGTGCGTCGAGGGTGGTCTCCGGGCGGCGCAGGGTGCATTTGGAGCTGCCGCCGGCTTCAAGGGTGCGCTCCAGGCCCATGACTCGGCTCAGGGGAATGCTGAACTCGCTCATGCTGCACCTCCCGCACAGGGGATGGCGTGGGCCTTTCCGTCAGTGGAGACGACTACTTGCAGGCCGGTGCGGCGCTGAAACGCCTGTATCTTGGCGAGGCTGCTGCAGGCGGTGGGGTGGATGAGGACCGCTACCGATCCGTTGTGCTGTGCTGGCTTCATTCGTCCGTGTCCTTGATTTGAGAGAGGTGACACGAAGCGAAAATTAGCAAAGGCTAAATGTTTGGGCAATAGCAAATGCTAAATTGTTTTGGCGTGACTGCACTCCGTCCGATTGCCGGTAGATTGCAGTGCCAGCTGGATTAGAGCTTCTTTGCGTTCCAGGCCAGCAGGACGCGAGCTTGGATGTGCATACGTTCGATCATTGACTCGTCGATGACGATCGGTGGATAGATCGGATTATCGGAAATCATCCGCAGCAGTCCGCCGGTCATGCGCTGAAGCCGTTTTATGTAGAGATCACCGTCGAGAGTGAACACATAGATGGCATCTGTTTTGACCTCGGAGATGCCGCGGTCGACCAACAGTGCATCGCCGTCGGCGAAGGTGCCCGACATGCTGTCTCCATCGCCGGTAATGATGGCGAGGTTATCGATGTTGGAGAAGCTGAGGCCTTGCATTCTGAGCCAGTCGAGGTGAACCGTCATGTCGCGGATGACTTCAATGTGCATTTCCGGGGCTGCCTTGCCGTGCCCCATTGATGCCGCGATATCTAGGTGCGGAATCACAACGAAGTTCTTGTCCTTGGCCTGTCGTGTGGGCAGGCGAACCACGTTTGTTGGTGGGGCATTGATGGGTTCCTCCAGGGGAGGTGCTGTCAGCGTCCCTGCTGCAAGCCCGATCTTGAGCTCGAGATTGTGCGCTGCCTTTTCCCCCAGCTTGCGGTGGCCATTGAGCAACTGCGACAGGTATGAGGCATCCAGGTCGTGAGCTTCGGCGAAATCCTTCTGGCTCAGGGTGCCCATGATCTTGCGGAGGTAGGCGATGCGCCTTTCATTTATGTCCATGCGGCGATGATTGCTTTCCGTTAGCAAACAGTAAATTACGCGTTGCTATTGCTCTTGTAATTAGCAATTGCTAATCTCGCTGCCAATGGAGGTGTCTATGACGCTTAGCGAGTATTTGAAGAAGATGGACAAGGAGGGGCTCGACGCTCTAGCGCAGCAATGCGGGACGTCAGTCGGCCAGTTGAAACAAGTGGCCTACGGAAATCGTCGCGCGAGCGCGGGGCTGGCAGTCAGCCTAGATCGGGAAACGGGAGGGGAGATTCGTTGTGAATCGCTTCGGCCAGACATCGACTGGGCTTATTTGCGGCAAGCAAAGCAGTAAGAACGCTGAGCCAGGACTCTGACCTCCCGGCCCAGCTATGACAGTACAGAGCACCATCACTCCCGTCGTCCGGCACCCTCTCTCACAAGTACAGCCGGACGACTATTACCGCATGCCATGCCCGCACAGCACGCAAGGCACAGCACACAGGTCGTGGTCGTAGGATAGGTCTTACCTAACCCTGTGACTAGGCCGTAAACCGAGGATTTACGGTTATGAGTCGAGTTGATCTATTGCCGGGCGCAGGTCCGGTCCTCACATTGCGGCAGGCGCTCTACCGCGCAGGTCGTGACTATCACGGCGGTATCACCAAGTTGGCCTTCGATATGGGCCTTGAGGTGGACACGCTGCAGAAGAAGCTCCACCACAACGAGGAGCGCCGCTGGCCGACCCCTGATGAGCTGGAAGAAATCGTCCAGTGGACCTCAGACCCGCGGCTGCTCGATGCCCTGGTTCGTCCGGCGGGGGCGGTCTGGTACCGGCCAGAGCCAGTGCCTGCCACCAACGAAGCACTGCAAGCTGTAGCCAAACTCTTGGATGAGTCCAGTCAGTTCGTGGGCAGTCTGCACGACGGTGCAGCCGACAATGTATGGACGCTTGCCGAGGTGATGGATCTTGAGAAGCGAGGGATGGACGTGATCCGTCAGGTGCTCGCGATCATGGCGGGCGCCCGCCAGGCCATGGAGGACGAAGCTCATGGCTGACGCCGTTGATTTCGCCAACGATCATGCTGAGTACTTCCTGCAGCTGTCGTTGCAGCGCCTTGCGCGCCTTCCTGAAAAGCCGAGCGCGCAGTTCTGTGAGGATTGCGACGAGCCGATTCCGTTGGCCCGTCAGCAGTCGGTCGCGGGTTGCGAAACCTGCGTCGACTGCCAGGGGTTGCGGGAGCGCCGGAGATGAGCGGGCGCCCAACTCCTACCACAGCTGATTGGGCGCGGCGTTACATTGAAACCTTCAACCTGGCCCTGGTTCCGATCGAGCCAGGCGAGAAGGGGCCGAAGGGTAAAGGTTGGAACCAGCCCGGTCGCTACTTCACTCTTGCCGCTGATGCCGAAGCGTTCTGGACGAAGCGCCCGAGTCACAATCTAGGGGTGGTGCTCGGGCCTAGTCGCGTCTGCTCGTTGGACGTTGATGACGTCGAACTGACGCGGCAGGTCATGCAGCAGACGCTGGGGCTCGACGTGGACGCCCTCGCAGACGCATACCCGACCTCCGTGGGTAACCCTGAACGTTTCCGTGTGATGTTCCGAGTCCCCGAGGGTGTGGAACTGAGTCGCCACGCCTTGGTTTGGCCCAACAAGAACGACCCCGATGGCACCATCTACAAGGGACTAATGGCGCAGGTCCAAGCAGCTGTATACGCGGAAGATGCCGACCGCGAAGCGGCTTTCCGATTGGCTGCTGAGCCCTTCAAGAAAGTGACCGTCTTTGAGCTGCGGGGCGGCCTGGTGCAGGATGTGCTGCCGCCTTCCATCCACCCTGGCACGGGTAAGCCCTACACATGGCGCACTGAGCCAAACGACGACGGCTTGCTGGAGCTACCGCCCGAACTGCTGGCGATCTGGCAGGGCTGGGACGAGTTCAAGCCCAAAGGGGAGGCCGTTTGCCCGTGGCGGCCGAAGCCGGCTATGCCCGCGGCTCGCCCAACGCCAAGGCCATCACCAACTGCTGCCCGATCTGGTGACAAGCTCCCCGAGGTCATCCCGGAATTCAACCGCATCCATGACATCGCCACGATGATCGAGGCGCATGGCTACAAGCGTATCGACGGGAAGTGGCTGAGCCCGCACAGCAGCTCTGGCATGCCTGGGGTGACTATCACCGACGGAAAGCTCTTTTCCCATCACACGTCGGACCCGCTGGCGAACGGACACAAGAATGATGCCTTCGACGTGTTCTGCATTCTGATGCACGACGGCGATCAGAGGGCAGCTACCAGAGCGGCAGCGCAGATCCTTGGTATCGATGCCAAATCGCGCCCGCCGGTACCCCCGCCGCTGGGTGAGCTTCCCCGCACCCCATCTGTTGCCGAGCAGGCCGACCAAAGCGCTGCGGGCGTTGACACTGACGGATCTGCCCCCGACCCAATCGAGGCCAGCCCGGCCGCCTTCTCGGCCGACGGGGGGGAAGGGGGAAGCGCGCCGGATATTGAAGGCGCACTGCGGCGGTTCGCGCTGATAGAAGGGACCACGCAAGTCTGGGACATGGACAAGGCGAAGCCGATGAAGAAGTCGGCTTTCGAAGCCCTGGTGGGTAAGCCGTTGGCCAAGGTATGGCTGGAGCGGCCCGACAGAAAGCTGATTGCCCCTGAGCAGGCACAGGAGCTCGATGAGGCGCGACGCCTGTCAAGTAAGAAAGGTGGGGCGTTGAAGCTAGATCCCATCGAGCGCTACGTCTACATCGACGGGACCAAGGATGTCTGGGACCGGGAAAAGAAGCGTCGGATCCCAGAGGGCGCCGTGAAGATGGCATTGGGAGATGAGTACAAGTGGTGGCTGAACTGTCGAGAGCGGCGGGTGGTTGACGTCGACCACATCGTGTTCGACCCGACGATGACCAAGGACCCGAACGTCTACATCAATACCTTTGAAGGACTGCCCCTGGAGCCGGTGCGGGATGATGCTGCATGCGAGAACCTAAGATGGCTGATTTCGTTCCTTTGCAACCACGACGAGCAGGCGCTGGAATGGCTGGTGAGATGGCTCGCTTACCCGCTCCAGCACATGGGCGCCAAGATGGATACCGCTGTTTTGATGCACTCGATCATGGAGGGGTCGGGCAAGAGTCTGTTGTTCGCCGACGTCTTCGGTCAGCTCTACGGGCAGTATGCCGCGACGGTAGGGCAGACACAGTTGGAAGGCAGCTTTAACGCCTGGCAGAGCCGCAAGCTCTGGGCAGTGTTCGAGGAAGTTGTCAGTAGGGATCAGCGGTACAACCAGGTCGGCAAGATCAAGCACATGATCACTGGCAAGACGGTGCGTATGGAGTCCAAGTTCATCAACGGTTGGGAGGAGGCCAACCACATGAACGCGGTCTTCCTGAGCAACGAAATCATGCCTTGGCCGATCAGCGACGCCGACCGACGGATGCTGGTGATGTGGCCCATGGAGACGTTGCCTGTCGCGAGGCAAAAGGCGATCAGCTATGAGTTGGCCAACGGTGGGGTTGCGGCCTTGTACGGTTGGTTGTTGGCTGTCGATTTGAGGGACTTCGACCAGCGCACTCGTCCGCCCGAGACTGAGGCACGGCAACGTTTGGTCGCACTGAGTCGCACAGCTTGGCAGACCTTCCTCGCGTTGTGGCGCACCGGAGAGCTGGGGCACGGCCTGTGGGGTTGTTGCCTCACCAGCGACGTCTATGCCCTCTTTATCGAGTGGTGCTCGCGCAACAAGGAACACTCCATGAGCCAGACGAAGTTCTCGCTGATGATCAGTGCGACGGTAGAGAAGACACGGGCTATCCCTTGGACGGATGGAAACAACCGGCGGTTCGCGGCGTTCTTCTTCCCGAGTGATGGTGATCCCTCCCTGCCCCCTTCCTTGAAGTCGGCCGAGCTGGGCAAGAACGTCGTCGAATGGCGCGCTCGGGCAAGGCTGGCGGGCTGGAACGTCGATGCTTGGGACCACGTGAAGGGGCTCGCAGCATGAATACGCCGATATGTGTGTTGGGTGTGTTGGGCCTGTGTTGCATTGATTTCGGGATGCCAACACAGCGTGAGGCTTTGAACTTGGCGGCGCTGCGGGGTTGTGCGGTGGGTGTGTTGGGTTTGCGTACGCGCGCGCGCAGGCGCGTCATTTATTGGGGAGGTGACAAGGACCAAAGCAGACTTCATACGAGCCCTGAAAAACTCAACAAACCCAACACACTCAACACATCTACTAATAATCCTATGAATTCATTGAGCTTTGAGTGTGTTGGGTCTGTGTTGGGTTGGCAAAAAGTGTGTTGGGTGCTGTTTACGGAGGGATGGCGATGACGATTGACCATGGATTGCGCCTTCAGCTCCTGGTGCGATTGGCGCAGCACCAGATGGATATGGCAGTACTGATCGACCCGGCCGAGCGACTACGCCTGGTGAGCGAACTGATGCGCCACTGGGGCGAGCAGCGTGGGAGGGTGGGGCTTGAGGCGAGCTTGGGCAGCCAGATGGGCACGATCATGCAATGGAAGGGGGCGGCACCGCGCACAGGATCGTCGGGGGCGCGTATTTTGGTGTCCGGTGCAGGCCTCGACCATTCCGCCGCCGAGGTTGACGCTGCAGTAGCGGAACTGGCGCGGCGTGATGCTCGTGGCGCCACGTTGGCCAAGCTGGCCGAGCTGCGCTACCTCCACGGCGTGACTGTGCGAGAGCAAATGCGCGAAGTAGGGCTTGCCGAAGACGCGGATCGCACCTATCGCAACTGGGTGAAAGCGCTGCACTTGCAGGTGCTGGCCATCCTGGGGGCAAGGGCGGGGCGGGTACGCTTGCCTACCGTTCGTCGGGTCGCTATGCAACTTGCCTGCAACATGGATGTTACATAGCGCCCACATTGTGGCGTACCGATAATAGCCCCTTTTCGGTTTTTCCGGTGGCATGTAAAAAGGCGTCACGATATGAAAAGTGCGCTTAGGCGCTTCCCCCACAAGCACTGTGCTGTGCAACCGCTCCGACCTGTCGGTGCATTGAGAACCCTGCCATTTGGCGGGGTTTTCTTTTTTCGGCGCCGTGCTTTGCCAATTGAGGCCTGCATGAACAGTGAGCAACAAGCGTTAGCCGAACTGCCAATCTGGATGGTGATCGTACTGTCCCTGGTCGGCGGTGTGTCGGGAGAAATGTGGCGGGCGGACAAGGCGGGCGCTCGCGGTTGGGGGCTGGTTCGCCGGCTGGCCTTGCGGTCGGGTGCCTGCGTCACCTGCGGGTTGTCGACCAACATGCTGTTGTACGCCAGTGGTATGTCGGTATGGGCATCGGCAGCGATTGGTTGCCTCACCGCGATGGCCGGCGCGGACGTGGCGATTAACCTGTACGAGCGCTGGGCCGCCAAGCGGCTGGGGCTGGCCCAGGTGCAGTCAGCAGGCAGCGAGGCAGGCCAGTGACCCGGTCTGGGGCAGGGGGTGGGGGGCGAATTTCTGGGTCCTCCCCCTGGGCCGCCCCCTACACGGGTGCGCAGACTCGCGGTTTCCCTGCAGCTGAGAATCTGGCAGGGATGTCCGTCTTTTCAAGGACTTAGCGATGGGAAGGACAGTCAGCAAGCTTGAACTCAGCGAGATCGTGGGACGAGACGAGCGCACATTGAGCCGGTGGCAGAACGAAGGCATGCCGGTGAATGAGTTCGGCGTGGGGCGTGGCAACGAAAACCAGTACGACACCCAGGCGGTGATCGAATGGCTGATGCGGCAGGCCTCGTTGAACGGCAAGAAGGAATCCTCACGGGACCGGCTTGACAGGCTGCGCGGCGACCGCGAAGAGATCGCGCTGGCTCGGGAGCTGGGCGAGGTGGTGGTCGAGGCCGAAATGGTCGAGCGCTTCGAGGCGGTGATCACCGCCGCCAAGATCGAGCTGTTGAACACCTTCCCTGATGAGCTGGCGATGACGCTGACCGCCAAGTACGGCGTGCCGGTGGACAACCAGCTGATCCGCGATCCCATCGAATCCATACTGAGGAGGTTGTCCGCGTATGACGAGGACGACGAGCTCGCCGGGGATCCTGACGAGCCAGACGACGAGGAGGGCTCTGAAGAAGACGGCGAGTAAGGCGATGCGCCGCGTCTGCCGCAAGTGGGCGCCGCCGCCACGCATGTCTATCATCGAATGGGCTGACCGGTTCCGCTGGCTGGCCCCTGAAGAATCGGCGGCACCAGGTAAATACCGATTCGACAAAACGCCACACCTGATCTGGCCAGGCGGCCCGCTCGAGGCGTTGGATGATCCAAACGTCACCGAGATTGTGGCGCGCAAGTCGGCCCAGGTGGCCTGGACGTCGGGCGTGCTGGGCAACGCCCTCGGCAAGTGGATCGATCTCGACCCGTCACCCATCCTGGTCCTGTTCCCCAAAGCCGAAGCGGCCAAGCAGTACGTCGCCGAGAAGCTCGAGCCGATGATCCAGGCCACCAAGCGCCTGCGTAAAAAGGTCGACCTGCGCAGCCGCAAGCTGCAGCAGCGGCAGGACTTCAAGCGGTTTCCGGGCGGGTTCCTGAAGATGGTCGGCTCCAACAGCCCGGCCAGTGTGAAGTCGACGCCGGTACCACGGGTGGCGATCGAGGAACCCGACGACTGCAACCTGAACCTGCGGGGGCAAGGGGACAGTATCAAGCTCGCCAAGGAGCGTCTGAAGACGTTCTTGCGGTCGAAGATCATCATCGGCGGCACCCCCACCATCAAGGGCCTGTCGGCGATCGATGCCGAGCTTGAGCTTTCAGACAAGCGTGTGGGCCTGATCCCCTGCCATGGATGCGGACAGTTGCATACGCCGAGCTTCGAGCATTTGCACTGCGACGAGGACGAGCACTACTTCCATGAGGTGTACGGCAAGCGCCGTCCGGAGACGGCGTATTACGCTTGCCCACACTGCGGCGAGATCTGGGATGACCACCAGAAGAACGCCAACTTGGGCGACCCTCGCTGCCGCTGGGAGGCGACCGCCGAGTTCCGGGGTATTGCCGGCTACATCATCAACGAGCTGTATGCCACGTTCCCCGGCTCTCGCTTCGAAGTGCTGATGGAGAAGAAGCTGCAGGCCGAGTACGCCCAGCGGCAGGGCAACATCGGCCCAATGATCGCCTTCACCAACAGCTCGATGGGCGAAAGCTACGAGTACAAGAGTGACGCGCCCAAGACCGACGAGCTGGAGAAGCGCGCCGAGCCGTATGCCGAACTCACTGCGCCAAAGGGTGTGCTGCTGGTGACGGTCGGTGTTGACGTCCAGGGCGATCGCCTCGCGGTGCTGTTCACGGGCTGGGGACGCGGGGAGGAGTCCTGGCGGTTGTACTGGGGCGAGCTCCCCGGCAACCCTATCGATCCACACGACCCGGTGTGGACCGAGCTGGACAAGATGATCGCCACGCCGATCCCGACCGACAGCGGCGCCCAGATCGCCGTGTCGGCGGTGAGCATCGACAGCTCTGACGGTAATACCAGCGACGCGGTGTACACCTACGTTCGGGATCGCCAACGCTTCAACATCATGGCGATCAAGGGCGCCTCCATCGACAGTCGGGATCGGGAGATCTTCACCAAGCCGGCCCAGTCAGCGGACACCAGCCAGGACAACACCAAGGCCTCGAAGTATGGCCTGCGTGTGTTCATCGTCGGCACCCACAAGGCCAAAACGCTGATCGATGGTCGGATGAAGCTCAAAGGCTCGGGACCAGGGCGCATGCACTGGTACAGCGAGATCCGCTCGGACTACTACGAGCAGGTGACCAACGAGGTGTTGGCCCCGCACCCACGCAACCCCAGCAAGATGGTGTGGCAGAAGAAAGCCGGCCGGCGCAACGAGGCGCTGGACTGCGAGGTGTACGCCTTGCATGCGGCTCGCAGCCTCAAGACGCACCTGCTGCGTGATCACGAATGGGACCAGCTGGAGCAGCAGTTGCTGCAGCCCACCCTCTTCACAACTGAACAGGCGGTGGCGCCGGTTCCTCGCCGGGCTGTCACGCGCGGCCGGGGCACGCGGAGCCGCGTCCAATAACCGAGGTCACCATGACTGAAGCACAAAAACGCCTCGACGAGGTCCGGGCGGCGATCTCGCGCGTCCTGAAGAATGGCCAGCGGCTGCGTCGGCAGGATCGCGAGGTTCAACTGGCCGAGCTCAACAGCCTGCGGCTGCTGGAAAAGCAGTACGCCGAACAGGTTGCCCAAGAGCAGGCAGCGCTGGTGGGCCGTGGCCGCAACCGCGTTTCGTATGCGGGGATTTGACCATGTGGCCGTTCAGCAAACGGGAGTCGGCTGCCGAGCAGCTGATGACCGAAGCTATCCGGGTAGCCAGGGCGTCAGTCGACGGCCAGGAGATCTCGGCCCAAGGCGGTGGCGGCGGGGTCGAAACCCGTTGGCGCGGTGCGTCGCGGGTACTTCGAAGCATGGCCAGCTGGCTGCCTGGTCTCGGCAGCCCCCGGCGCGACTTCAATCAGAGCGAGCGCCGCACGCTGGTAGCGCGTTCCCGCGATGCCATGCGCAACCACCTGGTGGCCCGCGCGGCGATCACGCGGCTGCGTACCAACGTGGTGGGCACGGGGCTGGTCTGCCGGGCGCAGGTTGATCATGAGGCGCTGGGCATCACCGAAGAAGAAGCCGAGCAGCTCAATGGCCAGCTGGATCGGTTGTGGTCCTTGTATGCCGATGACCCGCGTGAGTGCGACGCAGAAGCGACGCTCAACCACTATCAGCTCCAGGCCCTGGTGTTGGTGTCGTCGATGGTGGCGGGTGATGTGTTCGTCGCCAGCCCCGACCAGGAGCGGCCCGGCTGCCTCTTCAGTACGCGGTTGCAGTTGATCGAATCCGACCGTGTCGGCAACCCCAACAGCGGCCTAGACCGGGTTGACCTGGTAGAGGGCGTCGAGTTCGACGGCCTGGGGGCGCCGGTCGCCTACCACGTGTGCACCGGCTATCCCGGCGAGCACCTGCTGGGCAAGACGCTGCAGTGGGAGCGGTTGCCGGTGTTCGGCGCCGAGACCGGGCGGCGCCGTGTGCTGCATGTCATGGCCGACAAAGAGCGGCCCGGACAGAAGCGCGGGGCACCGTACCTGTCTCCGGTGCTGGAGCCGCTGCAGAAGCTGGAGCGCTACAGCAGTGCCGAGCTGATGGCGGCGGTGATCTCGGCGATGTTCACCGTCTTCATCAAGAAGAGCGACGGCTTCAACCCCGGCAACCTGCCGATGTCGGCACTCAGCGAAGAGAAGCCCGGCGGCGATGACACCTCCGACGGTGTGCTCGCGCTGGGCGAGGGGGCCATTGTCGACCTCGGTGTGGGTGAGGAGCCGATGGTGGCCAACCCCAGCCGGCCCAACGCTCAGTTTGATCCGTTCTTCACCGCGGTAGTGAAGGAGATCGGTGCCGCGCTGGAGCTGCCGCTGGAGGAGCTGCTGTTGCACTACAGCAGCAGCTACAGCGCCGCCCGCGCCGCCATGCTCCAGGCGTGGCGGTTCTACAGCCTGAGGCGCTGGTGGCTGGCCTGCGACTTCTGCCAGCCAAGTCGGGAACTGATCATCGATGAAGCCGTCGCCAGGGGGCTGATCGAGCTGCCTGGGTACAGCGAGCCTGCCAAGCGCAAAGCGTATTGCCAGGCGCTCTGGATTGGTCCGGCTCGGGGCGCGATCGACGAGCTGAAGGAGGCCAACGCCGCCGGCAAGCGCATCGAGATCGGCGTCAGCAACGAAACGCTGGAGACGGCGGCCATGACCGGCGAGCCCTGGCAACAGGTGATCCGTCAGCGAACCCGCGAAGTCGCCTACCGACGGCAGCACAACATGCAGGCCTTGCCCAAGGGTGGCCTTGAAAACCCGCCAGACCCCGAATCCAAAGAGGACTAGAAATGCCTCGAGCACTTGAGCTGGCTGCCTCGCAGCCCTGGCTGATGATGCCCGACGCCTTGGACAACCTGCTGACCATCTCCGACCGCATGGGCGATCCGGTGGCGCTGGCGACCAAGCGCGGCGAGCGGCTGGAAGAGACCCGGCGCGTCACCATGCGCGGCAACGTGGCAGTGGTGCCGGTCACCGGGCCGATCTTCCGCTACGCGAACCTGTTCACCGAGATCAGCGGTGCCACCAGCACCCAGGTCCTGGCCACCGACATTCAGCGTGCCCTGGACGACCCCAAGGTCAAGTCCATCGTGCTGAACATCGACAGCCCTGGTGGCGTCGCCTCGGGCATCAACGAGCTGGCCGAGATGATCTACGCGGGCCGTGCCCGAAAGCGCATCGTGGCGTACATCGGGGGGATGGGCGCGAGCGCGGCCTACTGGATTGCCTCGGCGGCGGGCGAAATCGTCGTCGATGAGACCAGCCTGGCCGGCAGCATTGGCGTTGTCGTCGAGGCTGTGGTTGAGGACGACAAGAAGGCCGGGCGAGCCCGCTACCAGATTGTCAGCCGCAACGCGCCGAACAAGCGCCCCGACCTCGGTACCGAAGAAGGACGCGCCAAGGTCGGCGAGACCATCGATGCAATGGCCGAAGTCTTCGTGAGCAAGGTTGCTCGCAACCTCGGCGTTGCTGCCGAGAAGGTGCCCGAGATGGGCGATCACGGCGGCATCCGCGTCGGTGCGGACGCCGTCAAGCACGGCTTGGCCCACCGCACGGGCTCGCTGGAATCCCTGATCACCGAACTGGCCAAGCCGGCCATCAACTCCCCAAGGATACACACCATGACCACCGTCAAGACCACGGCTGAACTGCGCACCGCGATTGCGGCGGGCACTGACCCCAACACCATCGAGATCGCCCAGGCCGAGCAGGTGGACACCACGGCGATCCGTACCGAGGCCACCACGGCCGAACGTGATCGCATCAAGGGCATCAACGCGCTGGCGGTGAAAGGCTTCGAGAAGGAGATCGGCGCTGCCATCGACGACGGTAGCTCGGTCGAAGCCACTGCGTTGTCGCTGCTCAAAGCTTCGCAGGATCGCGGTATCTCGCTGGCCGGCATCAAGAGCGACGCCCAGGGCGTTACCGGTACCGCCCCACCTGCTGGTGGCAAAGAAGGCGAGCGTCAAGCCGCTGTCAGCGCAATCGTTGCAGGCGCCTCGCGCCGCTAACTAGGAGGTTCCAATGCCAAACCCTACCCGCAGTTCCTACCTGCCGAGCCAGCTCTCGGCGGGCGACTTCCCCATCGTGATGGATACCGGCCTGATCGCCGCCGGCCAGAAGCTGACTCGTGGCGCGGTGCTGGGCCAGATCACGGCCAGTCATGAGTACGTGCTGTGCAAGGCGGCGGCCGAGGATGGCTCGCAGGCGCCCTGCGCGATCCTCGATCAGGACATCGACACCACCGACGGTGCCAAGAGCACGCCGATCCGCCTGACCGGCCAGGTGCTGGGCAGCCAACTCACCTTTGGCGAGGGCTTGACCCTGGCCGCCGCGAAGGCCGCCCTGCGTCCTCTGTGCCTCTTCATTCGATAACGGAGTTCCAATGGATATCTTTGACACCCTGACCATGATGGAAGCCATCGAGCAGATGCCAACGCCGCGTCGCTTTCTGATGGACACCTTCTTCAATGCCGGCGCCCCCGAGACTTTTGGTACCGAAACGGTGACGATCGACATCGTGAAGGGACAACGCAAAATGGCGCCGTTCGTTCACCCCACCCTGCCAGGCAGTGTCTCGCAGCGTGGCGGGATCAGTTCTTCGACCTACAAGCCGCCCTACATTCAGCCAAAGCGCGTTACCCGTGCCGAGCTGATCTTGAAGCGAGGTGCAGGTGAGACCCCGTTCTCGACCCGCACGCCACTTGAGCGTGCAGGTGAGCGGCTCGGTCGGGATCTGCTCGAGCTCGACAGCGAGATCACTCGTCGTGAAGAGTGGATGTGCGCCCAAGCGCTGACCACCGGGCGTATTCGTGTTGTCGGCGATGGTGTGGATGACACCATCGACTTCCTCATGGAGGACACGCACAAGGTCACGCTGGCCACCGGTCGCTGGAACACCAGCGAGTCGGACCCGATCGGCAACCTACGCCAGTGGCGTCGCTTGATCGCCAAGGACTCGGGCCGCTCCGCCAACGTGGCGGTGTTGAGTGCTGAAGCGCAGGACGCCTTCCATAACAACGATTCGGTGCTCAAGCAGTTGAACAACCGCCGCGTCGACCTCGGCCTGATCAAGCCAGAACTCCTGCCGGACGGGGTGACCTACCTGGGCTACCTCAATGACCCAGGCGTTGATCTCTACGCCTATGACGAGTGGTATCTGGCGGACGGCGAGGACGGCGAGAAGCCTCTGGTACCTGCCGGCGGCTTGATCCTGGGCTCTACCGGGACGCGCAACGCGATGCTCTATGCGGCGATTCAGGACATGGAAGCCATCGAGAGTGGCATGGTCGAGGCGTCTCGCTTCCCCAAAAGCTGGGTCACCCAAGAACCGAGCCAGCGCTGGCTGAAGGTGCAGGCCGCCCCGTTGGCTGGCCTGCTGGAGCCTAACGCCTTCCTCTTCGCCAAGGTGGTTTGACATGGCCAAGGTCGAATACGTGGTGGTTGATGGCTGCATTCAGGACGGCGGTAAGGTCGTGAAAGCGGGTGAGGTCTTCGTTCCGTCTTCGGCTGACATCCGCGAGCTGCTGCTTGAAGAGGGGGCCATCGTTGCTCGCGGCAAGCTGGGCACCGGTAGTCGTTCCTCTGGGCGCTCGCCTTCGGTGGGGCCGCCCGCTCCGGCCCCTGCTCCAGCACCTGTTCCGAATGCTGGTGGTGGCCAAGATGAGGAAGAGGAAGAAGACGAAGAGGAGGAAGACGAAGGCGGGGAGGGCTGATCATGACCTTTCGCGAGGCTATGTCGGACATGGATGAATCCCTGCTCGAGGAATTGGGCGATGAAGTCGAGATCGAGGGCTTCGCTGAGCCGGTGCAAGGGTTCATGTCGGTACCGTGGCAGCAGCCACGGGTCGGCACGATCAACACCGGCTTGCGGCAGCCCGTGTTCTCGGTGCGCGTCGCCCAGGCCAATGGCATCAGGGAGGGCCTGCACCTGGTGTGTGATCTCGCCCCGGCAGATGGCGGTGGACGGTACGTCATCGCCAAGCGCGAGCCTGATGGGAGCGGCTGGATCAACTTTGCCCTGCGGGAGGTGAAATGAGCGTTGGCAGCTATTACAAGCAGTCCGGCAGCACAGGCCTGATTACGCTGCAGGCCAACCCTCGGCAGGTCAAGGGATTCGAGCAGTTCGCCGGGCTGGTGCCCAAGGCGGTCGCTGCAGCGGAGCGCAGAGCCATCAACAAGACCCTGCGCTGGCTGCAGGGGCGCGTTGCCCGCTCGGTGGGCCAGCAAGAGCGCATTGCCATCAAGGCCGTGCGGCAGCGCCTGCGAGCCTACAAGGCCGGTAGCAATGGCCAGGGCAAGCTGTGGTTCGGTCTCAATCCGATCGAGGCCAGCCGTGCGGGGCGGCCACGGCAGACCCGTGCGGGTGTCTCTGTGGCAGGGCGCCGCTATCAAGGCGCGTTTTACCGCCAGGTGTACGGCAGTAAAGCCGACATCTGGATCCGCACGGCCAGCAAGCACTTTGATGCGAGCGATTACCCAGACAGTGAAGTCTCCAAGGCTGGCGGGGCGAGTTCAGGCTGGATCGCTGAGAACGACAGTCGCTTCCCCCTGGCCAAGGCCAAGATCTCGCTGGAGGACGTCAGGCCTCACTTCGAGTCATGGACGAACAAGGCCCACCAGCGCCTGCTGGTGGTGATGGAGCAGGAGTTGAACTTCGAGATGGTCAAGCTTACACGGAGGGTCGGAAATGTCTGACGATCCAATCTCCCTGGCCAGGGTGTATGCGGCGATGGAGGAAGCCATCACGCAGGCGATACAGGGTCTGTGCTATGTGGGCACGATGCCCGGAATGCTCACCGTCGTTGATTTGCCGGCGGTGGTGATCGAGCTCGCGGGGTTCGACGCTGCAGAGCGTGACCCCGGCACCGGAGAAGTGGCGGTTGAGGCTCGCTTCGAGGCACGGCCCATTGTTGGCGTCGAGGACGAAGATCACCTGCATGTCGTGGCGTTCATCGCTGCGCAGCTGGCCGTGCTGTTACGGCTGCAGACCTGGGGCATTGAAGTCGAGCCTGCACAGTTCGTCCGGGCGGAGAGGGACTGGAGTCGTCCGGAGTTGGACAGCATGGCGGTCTGGGTCGTCGAGTGGACCCAGATCATCTACCTCGGCGAGGAGGAGTGGCCCTGGCCAATCCAGCCCCCCGGCTCGCTGGTGCTAAAGGTCGGCCCCGACGCTGAGCCCGTCAGCCCGGAGGATCTGTCATGAGCTACGCATCCGCAATGCACGACCGGATGCTGGCCAGCCTGGTGATTCCCTGCCGGGTGGTCGCCGTCGACCTGGCCGCCGCGATGGTGCGGGTGTCGGACGGCAGCGGCTGGACCAGCGCCTGGGTACGCTGGCACAGCCAGGCCGCCGGCAAGGCTCGCCACTGGCGAGCGCCAAGCCTGGATGAGCAGGGCGCACTGATCAGTCCCAGTGGCGAGCCTGCCCAGGGCACGTTCGTTCCAGGGCTGTACGGCAACGCCGGCCCGGCGCCGGACAACCGCGACCATGTCGAGGTCTGGCGTTTCGACGACGGTGGCTCCCTGGTCTACGACTGGCAGGCCAAGAGCTACACGATCGAGCTGCCCAGCGGCACGGTTACGGTGAAGGTCGGAGCCTCCCAGGCAGTGCTTACAGACGACGTCATCACGGCCCAGTCCTCGAGCATCACCGCCCAGGCCGACACGATCACGCTGACTGGCGCGGTCACGGTCAACGGAACACTGATGGTCACGGGCGACATCAACGGCGGGGGCAGGATCATCGACACCGCCGGCAACACGGCAAACCACAAACACTGACCACAGCCCGCCTAGTGCGGGCTTTTTCATGCCTGGAGGAAAGCATGGCCAGAACACAGCAAGTGCCTGATGAGGGTAGCGAAGCGGCGCCGGTACCGCGCGGGCCGGTGACCTTCATCGATCAGGAGTACACCCGCCGCAAGTTGATCCTGCCCGACTGGGTGGAGCTTGAGGTGGTGCAGGGCCAGGTCACGATCAGCGGCGAGGACGCGGTGGGCCTGGCCTATATGCGCAACCGGTCCGACTTCAAGGAAGCCTGACCGTGATAGGCATGGATCGTCGAACGGGCCAGCCAGTCTCCGGCCTGGGGCATCTGCGGCAGTCCATCGAGGACATCCTCACTACCACGGTGGGCAGTCGCCGGATGCGTCCTGAGTACGGTTGCCAGTTGCGGCGCTACGTCGACCTGCCGGTGAACGAAGGCTGGAAAAGTGCGGTGCAGGCCGAGGTGGCCCGTGCCCTGGGCCGTTGGGAACCGCGGCTGCAGCTGGAGCGGGTGCGGGTGCTTGCGGTCATCGACGGCAAGATCGACCTGCAGTTAACCGGCACGTACCTGGGTGACAGCGCAGTCTTGGAGGTGAGTGCATGAGCGCAGTGGATCTATCGCAGCTCCCAGTGCCGCAGGTGTTGGAGAGCCTTGATTTCGAAGGGGTGTACGGCGAGGAGTTGCAGCGTTTTCGCCAGTACATGGGGGACAAATGGGATGCGCTGCTCGAGAGCGACCCGATCATCAAGCTCCTCGAGCTGGGCGCCTACCGGCGCATGCAGAACCGGGCACGGGTCAACGACGCGGCCAAGGCCCTGATGCTGGCCTATGCCCGAGGTGCGGATCTGGACCAGCTGGCCGCCAATGTGAACCTGCAGCGGCTAGTGGTGCAGGCCGAGGATCTCAATGCAGTGCCTCCGGTCGAGCGCGTCCTCGAGGCGGACGATGCGCTACGTGAGCGCGTGCAGCTGGTCTATGAGGGGCTGACCACCGCAGGACCGCGCAACAGCTACATCCTGCATGCCCGCAATGCCTCCGGGCGGGTGGCGGACGCGACAGCCGAAAGCCCGGCTCCGGCCGAGGTGGTGGTTACGGTGCTGGACCTAGAGGGCGCGGGCCTCGCGCCACCGGAGCTGCTGGAGACGGTTCGCGCATACCTGAGCGACGACGATGTGCGCCCGGTGGCTGATCGGCTCACGGTCCAGGCCGCCGAGATCCTGCCGTACCGGGTCGAGGCCCTGCTGTACAAGGCCGGCACGGGACCAGAGAACGAAGCCATCCTGGCGGCATGCAAGGCTCGGCTGCGGGCCTGGGTGAATCCCCGGCGCCGGCTGGGACTGGAGGTTTCGCGGTCCGGGATCGATGCCCAGTTGCACATCGACGGTGTGAGCCGGGTGGAACTGGTGGGATGGACGGACATCCGCCCCACGAAGGAACAGGCCGCATGGTGCGAGGCGATCGACGTGGCATGGGGTGGCTGACATGAAAAGTCTGCTCCCCGTGAACAGCACCCAGCTGGAACGCGCCGTCGAGGTCGCCACGGAAGAGCTGACCGATATCCCTCTGCGGACCCTGTACAACCCCGACACCTGCCCGGCGCACCTGCTGTACCAGCTGGCCTGGGCCTGGTCGGTGGACCGCTGGGACGACACCTGGTCAGAGGCGGTCAAGCGCTCGGTGATCCGCTCCGCGTTCTTCGTGCATGCCCACAAGGGCACGATCGGCGCGCTTCGCCGGGTGGTCGAGCCGTTCGGCTACCTGATCGAAATCAACGAGTGGTGGGAGCAGGTGCCACGGGGGACGCCGGGTACCTTCGGGCTGAAGATCGGCGTTTCGAACGGCGGCATCGATGAGGAAACCTACCGCGAACTGGGGTTGCTGTTGGATGACGCGCGCCCTGTCAGCCGCCACCTGACCGCCCTGCAGATCAGCCTCGAAACCAGCGGTGCCTTCTACGTGGCGGGCTCGCTGAGCGAAGGCGACGTACTGGACGTCTATCCGCCCGTGCAGCGCGACATTGTCGTCACCGGCTCGATTGGGCGCGGTGGCCGGGAACACACAATCGACACCCTGGACATTGCTCATGGTTGACCAGAACTCACAGTTTTACGCCATCCTCACCAACGTGGGTGCGGCAAAGCAGGCCAACGCGGATGCCTTGGGCATCCCTTGGAACATTACGCAGATGGGCGTCGGCGATGCCAACGGCACCGATCCAACCCCCAACGCGACCCAGACCAGCCTGATCAAGGAATGGCGCCGGGCGCCGTTGAACCAGTTGAAGGTGGACGACAAAGACCCGTCGATCATCATCGCGGAACAGATCATTCCGGCAGACGTGGGTGGCCACTGGATCCGCGAAATCGCGCTGTACGATTCCGACGGCGACATGGTTGCCGTTGCGAACTGTGCGCCGACCTACAAGCCGTTACTCAGCCAGGGGTCGGGGCGCACCCAAGTCGTGCGCATGAACCTGATAGTGAGCAGCTCGAGCAACGTGCAGCTCAAGATCGACCCGTCGGTGGTGCTCGCGACCCGTGAATATGTTGATGCGGCGATCTTGAATGTGCTGCCAAAGAACAAGACTGCTGGCACTTACACCCAAGTGACCATCAGCGAGCGCGGGGTTGTTCAACAGGGGGCCAATCCGACAACTTTGGGTGGCTACGGCATTACAGACGCTTACACCAAAGCGGCCGTTGATACTGCGCTGGCTGGCAAGGCGAACAAGGCCACCACGCTGGGCGGCTACGGTATTGAAGATGCCTACACCAAAGCGGCCGTTGATACTGCGCTGGCTGGCAAGGCGAACAAAGCCACCACGCTGGGCGGCTACGGTATTGAAGATGCCTACACCAAAGCGGCCGTTGATACTGCGCTAGCTAGCAAGCCGAACAAAGCCACCACGCTGGCCGGTTATGGTATTGAAGATGCCTACACCAAGTCGGCCACCGATGCTGCGCTGACAGCTAAAGCTGATAACGCTTTTATGATCGGCGAGCTTGGTAAGCGGTTATTTGTCGGCG